CCAAGCTCAAGAAGTCGAGGCGCTACTACGAGAAGCTCGCGGCTCGACCAACGACCGCGTGATTGGAGGAGACGATGGCGAAGGCGAAGGCGAAGGTGAAGGCGCTTGACCCGCGAGAGCGGTTCTTCGAGGGAGACACGTCGGCGACGATGCCGCCCTACCCCGAGCCGGCGAAGCGCGGCCGAGGTCGACCGAAGCGCGGAGAGGGATCGGGCGTGATCAACGCCGTGGTGGGAGGTCGCCGACACGGCGTCCGGCTCGCGACCTCGGAGCGCGCGGCGATCGAGTCGGCGGCGCAGAAGGAGGGCGTCGCCGTCTCGGCGCTCCTCCGTCGCGTCGGGCTCGTGTTCGCGCTCGACGCGAACGCGCGCGCGCAGATCAAGGGGAGCGCGCAGTGGCCTCGGTGAAGCTCACGGTCGAGGCGCTCCCGCCCTTCTCGCGCGGCGAGACGGTCCAGTTCTTCTCGGCTCGACCTCCGTTGTTCGGGCTCGACCCCGAGAGGCAGAACGGCGAGCGCATCGTGCCGGGCCTGACCTACCGGATCCGGATCGGCGCGTACTGTCCGACGAGGGACCCGAACGAGATCCGGATCGTCGTCGGCGAGGGAGCGATGGAGCTACAGGAGGCCGACGCGCTCCGGATGCCCACGCTCATCTCGTCGCTCTACTACGAGCGCAAGCGCGCCACGATCGCGGAGGTCGAGGCGCGTTGGCTGCGAGAGGAGCGACACCGGCTCCTCCGCTTCGAGACCTCGGCGAAGAAGGCCGAGGAGCGGGCCTACGCGGAGTCGTGGGCGGACCGATGGGTGCTCGAATGAGACGCCCGACGCGATCGACAACGACGCGGCGTCCGCGTAGGCTTCTCGCATGGCCAAGCCCGTGAACCCCACGTTCTTCAACGGACCGTTCGAGACTCCGCTGCCCGAGGTCGAGCGGTTCGGAGACCAGCGGGCCGCGCATTTCGAGCAGGAGCGTCGGATGTCGGGAGACCTCCCCGACCAGCCGGATGGGCTCCCGGTCCAGCCGACGCCCGGCAACCCCGTGCCGTGGAAGAACCTCTCGTCTCGCCGCTGATCGAGACCGGGAGTGGTCGCCGAGGGCGTCTCGATCTCCGGGTCGAGACGCCCTCTCGCATTTCGGCTTCGCCCGTGCCATCCTCGCGGCATGGCGAACGACTACTCGGCGAACGGTCTGCCCATGCGGGCACAGGCAGGGGTGGCAAGCGCGGCGCAGGGCCCCGTGGGGGACCTCGCTCCGTTCTCGGGCGTGACGCAGGGAGCGGCTCCGGCCGGCCTCGTCCCCTCGGACAGCGAGCTTCCGGTGGTCTCGGTCCACGGAGGTCCGCCGATGTCTCTCGACGGCTACTCGGCCTCGGGCGGCCAGGCCCCGCTCCCGGCTCCGGGTTCGTGCGACGGCTGCGGCCTCCCGCCGAGCGGCCACCGCCGCTGAGCGGCGACCTCCTCCCGTCCATCCCCTGAATCCGAGGTCAACGCATGGGCTCGCTACTCCTGAGAGGCTCGCTCGACGTGGGCAGCGACTGCGGCGGCTGCGGCGGCGGCGGCGGCTGCGCGGGCGGCGGCACCGACCGGACCGTTCGCGCGCTCGGGCTCCGATGTCCGGGGAGCGCCTACTACCAGTCGGTCGTCGCCACGGGCGCTCCGATCCGGGTCCAGACCGTCGGCGTGCTCGGCGCGGAGTTCGTGGATCTCGACCTCCTCGCGGACCTCATCGGCGTCGAGTTCCTCTACGTCAAGTCCGACGCCCCGATCGCACTCCGCCTCGACGCGGCGGCAGCCCGCGTCGTCGGCTCGGGCGGCACCTTCCCGACCGGCTTCGTGGGCGGCGAGACGCTCACCTTCCTCGTCGGGCTCGTTCCGGTCTCGGTGACGTTCCTCGCCGGAGACCAGACTGCGGCGCAGGTCGTCGCTCGGATCAACGCGGCGTGCGCGCTCGCGGGTCTCCCGACTCCTCGCGCCTCGGTCTCGGGCACGCAGATCGCGATCGACGGGCTCCTCACCGGACCGCAGAGCACGGTCTCGGTGACGGGCGGCACGGGCGCGGCGACGCTCGGGCTCGCGGGCGCGTCGGCGGTCGGCTCCGGCCAGGACGTCGAGATCAACGGCTCCTTCCTGGCCGAGTTCCGCTCCTACCCCGACTCCGTGAGCCGGGTGCAGGTCAGCGGCCAGGCTTCCCTCTCCATCGTTGCCGCGGGTCGCACCTCGGCGTAGTCTCGAACCCGCAACCCGCCCCTCCTGGAGACGAGCACCCATGACCCGAAACCTCCGCGCTGCGCTCAACGAGTCGAACCCGAACAAGCTCCCGACGGCGAGCCAGCTGCTCCCGATGGGGAACGCGCTCTCGCTCCTCTCGCTCCTCGCGGCCGATGCCGTGGCGTCGAACGTCCTCGTGCTCCCCGAGGAGCAGAAGGCCGGCCAGGTGCTCCGCGCCTACGCGCGCACGGGAGGCGCTCCGGGCTACAAGACGGTCGTCGCTCCCGAGACGACGCCCGCGGCGGGTCAGTGCGCGATCACGGCCTCGGGTGACGTCGCGTTCGCGGCGGCCGACGCCGTGACGAGCGCGGAGGTCATCTACGCCCCGGCCGAGGGCGAGGTGTTCGAAGACACCGTGGACGTCGCGGCCTCGGCGGCGACCCTTCCGCAGTCGCGGCGCGCGCTCCAGATCCTCTCGGTCGAGGTCGTGACCGGGCTCATCCCCGGTGCCAAGACTCCGGCGGCGCGCGGCTCCGCTCCGGCGGCCGGCTCGGCTGCTCTCACCGCTGCGGGCACGGGCGTCTCGTTCAACGCGGCCGACGTCGTGGCCGGACGCGCGACCATCCGCTACCGAGCGGTCCCCGGCGTGGGCGTGGGCCCGGCGGCCTCGATCGCCTCGTCGCTCCGCGCGACGGTCGGCTTCTGAGTCCTTCGAGGGACGAGCCACATCCTCGTCCCTCGGTGCCCGAGGAGGCACCGCACGACGCCCGGAGAACCCCCCACTCCGGGCGTCGACCTCCTCCCCTCCACCACGGAGACGGGCCCCGGTAAGCGCCCGGCAGGAGAGGACCGATGTCAGACGAGAAGGCAAGCGCCGGAGGCACCCCCGTGGTCCCCCCGGCAACCCCCCCGGCTCCACCCGCGGAGCCCTTCGCCGTGTTCCCGGACGCCGATTCGTTCAACAAGCGGCTGGAGCGCGAGACCCGGAAGCGGCTGAAAGACCTCGGGATCGACGACCCCGATGCGGCCAAGACGCGGCTCGACCAGCTGGCGGCGATGGAGAAGGCGAACGAGGACGCGAAGCGCGCTCAGATGAGCGAGATCGAGCGCCTCCGCGCCGACCAGGCCAAGGCGAACGCCGACGCCAAGGCGGCGATGTCGCGAGCCGAGGAGGCCGAGCTTCGCGCGCACCTCCATCGGGTGTTCGCGGAAGAGGGGGTCAAGAATTTCGACTACGGGTTCTTCGCCGTGACGCGGAAGCTCGAATCGATCCCCGAGGACGAGACCCTGGACGAGCGCGCGTTCCTTCGCGACCTGGCCAAAGACCCGACGCAGGCAGCCGCTCTCGGCATCGCGGCTCCTCCCGCACCTCCTGCGCCTCCCGGACAGCGGCCGGCGACGAGCACGCCCGCAGCGGGCACGCCTCCGCTCCCGCCCGGCGCAGGCGCTCCTGCTCCAGCCAAGACGGCGTTCGACATGAGCCCGGCGGAGTGGGCGGCGTACAAGGCTCGGAACGGCATCGGGTGACGACGCCTCTGGCGCGCGTTATCCTCGCGCGATGAGCACGCACATCGTCCTCGCCGACTACGCCGACAGCACCCGTTCGTTCCGAGCCGGCGAGGACGTCGATGCCTCCCAGGTCCCCCTCGCCGAGTTGGTGCGCGGAGGGCTCGCGGTCATCGCCACGTCGTCGACCGCACGCGTTGCTCGTGATGCGTACCGGATCCAGGCGCTCTCGAACGCGAACGCATCGCTTGTAGCGATGATGGCCGCTGCCGGGGTGTTCGGCGGCGGAGGGAGCGGCGGAGGTCTCGGCGTCGGCGAGTTCATCCACGCCGACTTCGGCACGCAGGATGAAGCGCAGGGGCGCTACGTCGGCACGCAGGGCTGGATCGACCTCATGGCGAAGCTCGCCACGATCCAGTTCGGCGCGGCTCCCGTCGTGCGCCTCGCGTACCAGGGCACGCCGTTCGTCGTGCCCGTCGCAGGTATGCCCGCGACTGGCTGGGACTTCCGCGGAGGCTCCGTGGCGAGCTTCTTCGGCGCGACCGGGGCGGTCGTTCTCGACTGTCCGGCCGGTGTGAAGCTCGACAACCTCTTCTCGTTTGGCGGAGAGACGCTCGGGCAGGAGACCGTCGTCATCAAGATCGCCCCTCCTCCCGGCACGGGCGTGCTGGAGTTCACGGCGCTCCCTCCCGACGCTCCGTGGATCCACGTCATCGGTGGCGGCTCGTTCGTGGACCACTCGACCGACACGGGCGCGTACATGCGGGGCGACGACACCGACCGCTCGTGCGTGATGGTGACGGCGGGGGCGATGCAGAACAGCGCGCTCTCGCCTCCGCTCTCGGGCCCGCTCGTCGAGCTTGGAGCGACCGACGACGCCGTGAGCGTGCAGTGGGGGAACGGCGGGCTCCCCACCGGCTGGCTCGCGGGCGGAGGACCGGGCTCGGACCTACTGAACTTCTACGACGACGGCGCGCACCCGGACACCGACAACCTCGCGGTGTGGTGTCCTCAGTTCACCGGCGGAGGAAACATAACGCCGCTCTCGTGGACTCTCGCGAAGTGGGCTGCGTACGACGACGCGGTGATCTCGCCTCCGCTCGGAGCGACGAACGCGCAGGGAGCGATCGATGTTCTGAAAGTCGCGCTCGCGGCGCGCGCTCCGAGCGAGCAGAATACCTACGCGCCGATCGTCACGCCGATCACTCCTGCGCTCCTCGCGGCCGTGGCCGTGGGGACGTTCTCGTGGACGAGGATCGGCGACCTCGTGCGCGTGACCGGCATCCTGACCGTCACGCCTCCGCTCCTCTCTGGAGACAACCAGATCGACATCGACCTGCCGGTGGCCACCGCGTCGGCGGTCGGGCTCGTAGGCCAGTGCTCCGGCTCGACTCTCCCGAACGGGAACACGGATGTGATGACCGCGACCGGGCCGATCCGTGCGGCCGGCGGTCTCGCTCGCCTCTACTTCTCGCTCGCCTTCGCGAACGCACCGACGGCGTTCACGATGTCGGTCGACTTCTCCTACGTCGTCTCGTGAGGTGATCCGATGTCTGCTCCAACGAAATGCCCGAAGTGCTCCGCGGCGCTGGTCGCGGCGAAGGGTCCGTGGACCTCGACCTACGCGCCCCTGGTGTGCCGGTCGTGCAAGAAGGTCGTCCCGAGGGTTGCGCGTTCGGCCTCTCCGCCCGTCGGCTCCTCGACGCCGAGCGACGCTCGCTGACTTCGACCGTTGCGCGAAGGCCTGACCGTCGGTAGGATCGTCGGAATCAGTTCCCATCCAGGCCGAGGGCGGCCTGGCCCCCTCCACGCGCACGACGGCGGTCAACGGTCGGTCCAGGGGTGCCCGTCGGGACGACAGATCCCTTCCCCGATTCGGAGGCACACACCATGGCCGTTTCTCTCGCTGCTCTCGGCATCCCCGCGGAGATCACCGCGATCATCCAGGACCGCACGCTGGAGCGCGTCTTCCACGACTCGCTCTTCCCGAGGCTCCTCTTCCGCTCGGAGGCGATCCCCGAGTTCTGGGCGAGCAACCTCGGCGAGCGGATGATCTTCACCCGGACGGGCCGCATCCCCGTGCGGACGACGCCCCTCACGCCGGGCTCCGACCCGACGCCGAGCAGCTACGCGATCGAGCAGTGGGAGGCGGAGGCCCGCCAGCACGGCGACACGATCGACACGCACATGCCGTCGTCGTACGTCGCGCTCGCTCCCCTCTTCCAGCGGAACACGGTCCAGCTGGGCCTCAACGCGGGCGAGACCCTGAACCGCCTCGTGCGGAACGCGCTCTACCTCTCCTACCTCGGCGGCAACACCGTCACGGCGGCAGCGGCTCTCGCGGGCGCGCTCCAGCTGACGGTCGCGAGCCTGAACGGGTTCCGCGAGCGTCTCCTCAACGGCCGCCCCTCTCCGGTCTCCTCGACGAACGCGCTCCCGATCACGATCGGTGTCGGCGGCGAGCCGGCGAACACGGTGGTCGACGCGACTCCCCTCACCGCGGATCCGGCCGGGCCGGGCATCATCACGCTCGGCGCTCCGACCGTGAACCCCATCCCGGTGCGCTCGGCGATCCTCGCGAGCACGCGATCGCTCATCACGCGCGTCGGCGGCGGCGCGACGGTCGACGCCCTCACGGGCGCGAGCGTCCTGACGCTCCAGACCATCATCGACACCGTGGCGCGGATGCGCGCGCAGCTGATCCCCCCGACGCCGGACGGCTTCTACCACATCCACGTCACGCCCGAGGGCGAGGCCCAGCTGTTCGCGGACAACGCGTTCCAGCGCCTCCACCAGTCGCTCCCCGACTCGGCGGCCTACCGCGACCTCGCGATCGGCCAGCTGGTCGGCTGCCGGTTCTACCGGAACACGGAGAACCCGAACCAGGACAACTCCGGCGCGCTCGTCGACACCTCGGGTGGCGGCGGCTCCGCTCGCGAGGCGAGCGAGATCGGCGCAGAGGTCATCAACCAGGCCGGCGTGCCGATCAAGCGCGCGCTGGTCATCGGCGGCGGCGCGATCTACGAGAAGTACCTGGACGAGGGGAAGTTCCTTTCGGAGGCGGGCGCGACCGGCAAGATCGGCGAGTTCAACATCACGAACAACGGCGTCGCCGTGATGACCGAGCGGATCCGCTTCATCGTCCGCGCTCCGCTCGACCGCGCGCAGCAGGTCGTCTCGCAGACGTGGACCTGGAGCGGCGACTTCCCGGTGCCCTCGGACGGGCTCTCGGGCGGCGCGGCGCGCTACAAGCGTGCGGCGGTCATCGAGCACGGCTGACGAGTTCGCCGACCGCGATCGGGTCGGCAGCCGAGAGAGGCCGCGAGAGGTCCCCGCGACCGACAGATGGTCTCCAGCGATGGGCTCGTGCTTCGGCACGGGCCCTTCGTCTTTCCGTCCGCTCTCGTGCTACCGTCCGGACCTATGGCGAAGGCAAGCACCAAGACGGCACCCGCTCCCGCTCCCGCTCCCGAGCAGCCGACGTCGGCTCCCGAGGCATCGGCTCCGCCCGAGACCGCTCCGCCGGTCGCGACTGCGCCCGAGGCTCCGCTGGTCGCCGAGGCGGCTCCGCCGAGCGTCGACGATGCGCCTCCGGCCTCTCCGGCGTTCGAGCCTCCCGTGCTCGACGAGGCGAGCCTGCCTCCGGTGCTCGAATCGAACGAGCCGATGTCGCAGTTCGATCTCATGGTCTCGGAGATCGAGCGCGCGTTCTCCGTCTTCGAGACCTCGGAGCAGTTCGTGATGGAGGTCCGGAGCGCGGCGGAGTCCGTGTGCGGCAAGCCTCCGCCTCCGAGTCTCAGCGACTCGGACGCGGCGAAGGTCATCGACACGCTCGTGACGACGATCCGCAAGACGGCGGACAGGCTCGGCTCTCCGCGCATGATCCGACTGGAGATCGAGGAGCACGCGCGTCGGATGACGGCGCTCGCTCGTCGGCTCGACGGGCCGAAGCCGAAGCCGGTGGAGTACTTCGAGGTCACGGCGACGTCGCGCTTCATCGTCGCCGGCTCGATCACCTCGCTCGCGGCCGGCTCGATCATCTCCTCGCTCACGCACTCGATCTCCGACGTCGAGGCGCAGGGCGTTCCGCTCCGCCGATGCGGCGCTCCGGTCGCTCATCCCTCTGCGGCGGCGAGCGGGTTCCAGGTGAGCCCCTCGCACGACTTCGAGATCCAGGAGCACTCCGATCCGCTCCTCCGCGCGCTCGGAGTCGTGTCGTGAAGGGCTCCGACTTCAAGAAGTTCGGCGCGAAGAAGGCTCCCCCGCGCAAGCTCGCCGGGATGACCGCGGCACCGTCGAACGGCTCGCTCCCCGCGCTCCCCACCGACGGCGTGAGCGACGAGAAGAAGGCTCCGGTGCTCAAGGCCGGAGCGTCGAAGAGGCTCGCCGGCCTTCGTCGCTGAGGCAGCGTGCGGGAGTACTTCCGGGATGATCTCGGCCGCTTCGCTTCTCCGCCAGGAGGAGATGGAGGCGGTGACATACCCCCGGAGACACCGACACCTCCGCGAGAGTCTGAGGGTCGTTCGACGCTTGGGCGTCTGGCAGGGATGCCGGCGTTCGGCGGTCGGGTGGCTCTCGACCGTCTCGCGGGCGGCGGTCGTTGAGGCTATCCTCCGGCGATGGCCTTCACCGACGACGAGAAAACGCGCGTGCTTCACTTTCTCGGCTTCCCCGACTGGCAGTCGCTCGCGTCGTCGATCCAGTTGGGCTACCCCGCGAGTACGCAGCCCCTCTTCCTCGTCCGCGACTCGTTCGACCGGCTCTCTCCAGCCGGCGAGAACAGCGTGCGTCGCGACCTGTGCGAGTGCGAGGCGATCGAGCGCCAGCTGAGCGACGCGAGGAGCCGGATGCGGGCGACTGCGATCGGCGAGATGAAGCTCAACGCCCAGGAGACGACGCAACTCCGAGGCGAGTTGCAGTTCTGGATCAAGCGCCTCTCGGACGACCTGGGCGTGTTCCCGAACCCCTACTCCCAGATGGAGTATCAAGGGATGGGCGGCGGGATCAACGCGAAGGTCGGCTGAGCGCGCTATCCTCGGGGGATGAGCGACCCGTGCAACCCCCGGTGGCAGGTCCCGTCGACCGATCCCGCGCTTGGTCCAGCGTGCGACCCAGCCGAGAGCCTCGTGGAGAGCCTCGGAGGAGTCGCCGACGACCTGCGTCAGATCGGCGTGGACCTCGGGATGCGGCCCTACCGCGTGTTCTCGGTCGTCGTCCGGTGGACGGGCGGCGAGATCGGGCGCGGCACGCCGACGTCGGCTGAGCGGGAGTTCCTCCCGACGCCGAAGCTCGCCGAGCCGTCGGTGAACAACGAGCCCAAGACGGGCGGCCTTGTCGAGCGCGGGAGCGCGCGGCTCACGGCGATCAGCCCGCGCTACACCGAGGACGAGGTGCGCAGCCTCTTCGGCTGCGACGAGGAGCCCGGCGTAGAGACGTTCGTCGAGGTCCGCGTGGATGCGCGCGACGGCTCGACCGAGCGGCGTAGGTTCGTCGTCTCGGGGATGCCGTTCCGAGAGGTCGACCGCTTCCAGTGGGTCGCGAAGCTCCTCCGCCAGGACACCGACCGGCGGAGGAACGGCTCGGTGCCCTACGTCGGAGAGGAGTGATCCGTGGCGCGCTATCGCGTGACGATCCCTGAGTTCACGCGGTTCCTCGCGAGGATGACGCCCGAGATCCGAGACGCGTGCATCACGGGCCTCCGGAGCGGCGCGCTCCGGCTCCAGGTCGCGACCATCAACGAAATCGACGCGGCCAAGCCCTACCCCGCGGTCGACACGGGCGAGCTTCGCAACTCGGTGAACGTGACGTCGATCTCCGACGGTGCGATCGTCCACGTCGATGCTCCTCACGCGGCGTTCCTGGAGTACGGCACCCGCCCGCACACGCCTCCGCTCGCTCCGCTCCTGGAGTGGGCGAACCGGAAGGGTCTCGACGCGGGCGCGGCGCGCGCGATCCAGCGGAAGATCGCCCGAGAGGGGACGGCACCCCGGCACTACTTCGAGAAAGCCGTGGAGCGCGCAAAGCCGTTGATCCGCGAGGAGATCCTCCAGGAGTTGAGCCGGATCGGCTTCGGACGCGTTCGAGGCCGGTGAGCCCGTGCTAGCCTCGGGCGATGTCCGTGGGCTCCATCCTCGTCCCCGCCGACGCTCGTCCGCCGGCACGGCGCGCGACGATCGATGCGCGCGGCGCGGCGGCGCTCGTGCTCGGGGAGTACCTCCGGTGCGCGGAGTTCCTCCTCGGCGGCGGCCAGGACATCGACACGCCGTTCCGGCTCCGCGAGGTGCTCGACGAGTGGCCGGAGCCGAAAAAGCAGATGACCTACCCGTCGGTGTCGATCACCGATCGTGAGGACATCCCGGTGTCCGCCTCCTCGTTCGTCCCCGTGCCGTTGGAGGACACCTGGGACCAGTTCGGAGCCGGGACGGTCCTCTGGAAGCTCGGCGAGATGACGGCGACGTTCCAGGTCGACTTCTGGACCGACAACAAGCCCACGCGGGAGGCGATCGCGGCGCAGCTGCCGTCCCTCTTCGCTCCGGGCGAGGACGCGACCCGCGTGGTTCTCCGAGGGACGCCCCGCTACTGGCAGCGGCCCGTGCGCGCGTCGCTGGTCTCGTGGCGTCGGATGGACGAGGTGTCGACGGTCTACGTCCGGGAGCGGCGGCTGATGGCCGTCGTCCGCCTCGACGTCGATGTGGTCGACCTCCGCTGCGCGGTTCCCTTCGAGCCGTCGGTGGTGCTCGCCGAGGTCGGAGAGATGGTCGACGTCGGGCCCACCCCCGAGGAGTTCCGACGGCTCGACACGCCGGACTGACGCCGTGCTACCCTCGCTCCCGAGGCGCGAAGGCGCGCGCAAGGAGCGATCACCATGGCCGGATTCGTGCGACGGTTCACCAGCTTCCCTTCGATCGAGGTGCTCGCCGAGATCGAGGCGGTCAACATCGTGGACCTCCCGCCCCCTGCGCCAACGACCGGCGTAGGAAGCGGGACGGCGCTCGTCCTCGGCGAGTTCGAAGACGGGGCCTTCGCGGTCGGAGGCGACGCGGCGGAGTACGACCCCGCGACCCGAGGCGTGTTCGAGGTGTTCTCCTCCGAGGATCTCCGCCAGCGGAGCGGCGGCTTCGGCTTCACCTACGGGACGACGCCCTACCAGAACCCGGCGGCTCGCCGGCATCTCTCCGAGTTCTGGAACGGCTCGGGCTTCATCAAGCTCAAGTTCATGCGTCCGCGACGCCTCATCCTCGCGCGCGTCGACACGTCGGTGGGCTCGGTCGCGTTCTCCCCGATCGCGTTCCACGAGAGCGACGTCGGGCCCTTCACGCTCGCGGTCGGAGACCAGCTGTCGGTGACCACCGATGTCGGTGGACCGGCGCTCTCGACCGCGATCGCGGCGGCGCGCGCCTCCATCACGGGCGGCGTGTTCGTCAACTCGGGCTACGTCGGCGGAGAGCAGATCACGGTCCAGATCGACAACGGCGTGGTGGTCCCCGTGACCTTCGCGGCGGCGGACCAGACGCCCGCCCAGGTCGCAGCGCGGATCAACCTCGCGCTCGGCTACGCGGCGGCGGACGTTCCGGGCGGCCTCCGCATCCGAGGTCTCATCGAGG